AGTTCTTACAAGCTATAATTAGCTGCCATGTTATTGTCCTTTACGTTTTGCAGCGATCATTGCTTTAAGTTGATCGTCTGTCATTGCTCCTAATTCGGGATTAGCAGGTGGAACAGATACCGGAATTTTTGGCACGTATCCCTTAAGGCTCCCGTCATTATCTCTAAAATGTGTCTCCATCCTAAGCGCTTCTTGAATAATGTCTTGATTTTTCTTTTGCATAAAACTAATCAAAGACCTACGCGCTTGCGGTGAGGTTTCCAACTGAGGAATCAACCCAGCAATAAATTCACGATCAGCGTTAGAGAAGCCAGATCCCAACTTACCTCCAAGAGTCTGAAGTATAACATCTCCAGCAACCTTTTGATACTGCTGGGAATTAGAAATACGATCTTTATCGTTACCGGAAGCTAAACCGAGAGTATTTAAGAAATTAGCAAAACCTACTCGATTATTGGCAAAAGAACCGCTAATAAGTTTATCGTCAGGATAAGAAGCTAAAGTATTTAGAGCATTAACTGTCGCAATAGACGCATTACGTACTTTACGTGCGTCAGCAACTTCTTTAGCATCCAGTTGAGCCAATTCAGTTTGACCAGCTTCAGCGGCTTTTTGAGTAGCGGTAGCACTTACCTTGGCTGTGGTACGGTCAACACCGCCTGTGTACAGTTTACGTACTTGATTACCTTGAGCGTCTGTTGTATAGATAAACTGCTTATCGTTATTTACATCAAGATACACAGGCTCACGGGTTCCTTCAGCAACACCAATTTCTTTGATGTTAGCTTTTGTCTCTTTTTCCATCAGTTCAAGATCAGTCGCATCTCCTGACTTCTTATACTTAGCCAAAGAAGCGGGGGTATATTTACCAGTACGAAGTAACTGCTCAAAAGGATCAAGTCCTTTGCGCTCACGCTCGTTTTTGGTAATCTCAGATTCAGTCTTACGTGCTGCAAGAATCTGCTGACCTAGTTGATTTGCCTCGGCATTAAAGCCAGCTTGCTGAAGACGAGCAGCATATTGTTGAAGTCCTTCAATGCTGGTGACATCAATGCCTTGAGCCAACTGACGAAGCTGAGTAGCACGCTTGATGGCAGGATCTTGAATGTCCACGCCTGCGGCCTGTGCCAGCCCTTGACCGAGATTAGCACCGGCTTTGTAGCCCATGAACGCCAACTGTTGAGAAGGATCAAGTTTAGCAAACTGAGCTGCACGAGCTTCAGTTATTTGCCTTTGTTGCTCATCCGGAGTCAACACGCCGCCAAAGAGTCCAGAAAGATCTGCTGTAGCCATTATTACTCCTTAAAAGTCCAACCAGCCCTGGTCATTAGTGGCTGCAAAATCCACTGCTTGATTATAACCTTGAAGAGCCAGAGGACTCAATGCATTAAATCCAGACAAAGAGCCAATTAACTTTGATACTGGATCAGATAGACCAGCAATGCCGCCAGAAACAGCCTGTTGCTGCATTGTGGCTCCTCGTTGTTGATTAACATTAGCATTTTGAGCTGCAGTATTCAAAATGTTAGCCACGTTAGCGCCTGCCGTAGACTGACGAGCACCGATGTTAGTGGACAGGTCCAACGGATTCTGACCCAAGGCTTCAGCAGTGCTAGCACCAGTGAGGTACTGAGTGTACGGAGCCAGAGCAGCCACTTGATAGGCAGGAACCTGACCAAGCAGATTAGCACCAGTGTTGAACAATCCAGCACCAAAGCTAGTCTGTTGTTGACCTTGTTGCATAGCGTTAGCAGCCAACTGAGCATCCTGCTGAGCCAAGGCATTATAGTAAGCCTGAAGCTGCGGGTTAGAAGCTCCCATAGCCACGCTACCACCAGCACCAGAGGTTCCACCAACGCCCAGACCAAGGCGACCCTGCTGGAACTGTTGGTTGGTCAACTGAGCCAACTGTTGCTCACGCCCGGGTTGCAGCAAAGACTGCTGCTGTTGCATCACTCGCTGAGCAGCCGCTTGCGGAGACTCTGCAAGGTATCCCTGACCGAGATTAAACAAACTCTGAGCAGCAGCGCCCACAGGGGCGATCTGACCAGCAGCTTGAGTGGCTTGCTCTAGGTTAGTGCCTGCCTGACCGAGCAAACGCTCACGCATAGCAGCAACATCAGGAGCCACCTGATAACCTGCACCAGTGAGCCTACCCTGGTCATCATAGGTGAAACCGCTAGTGCCAAACCGGGAGGTAACACCAACAGGACGGAACTGAGCAGCTTGAGCAGCCTGCTGACCCGTAGCCAGAAGGTTGTTAGCTAGTTGATTCTGCTGATTAGCTGCATACTGAGCAGCGCCTAGCGTACCGAGAGCACCAACGCCCCCACTAAGCAGGCCACTGACTGCCTTTTGTTCTTCTGGTGTGAGTGCCATTAGTAAGTCCCTCCGTCTACGGTGGCAGTGAACGTGCCAGATACCGTTAAGTTAACCGCCGTAGCAGTACCTGTCAAAACAGCGCCAGAAGCATCTGCTTTAGAGGTGATTGCTGAAGCAATATTATCGAACTCTGTATTGAGTTCTGTTCCTTTAACCAGCTTCGAAGGATTACCTGATGCTAGGCTATCCTTGGTAGCAAAGTTCGTGCTCTTTACGTAATTCGACACTCTTACTCTCCTTGTTGTTTCAATAACTAGACTGAAATATTATCTAGTTCTTCCTGCTTTACAGAATACGTCTAGTTTTTGAATTGAAAGCTCAAAATCACTGATGATTGTTTCAATACCTAATTGAATGATATTACCAGCCCCGCCGACTTGAACCTTTTGATTATCAAATACAACACCAGCAGTATACTCACCGATGTTATATTCAGCGATACCATACTCAGCAGGATTAACATCTCCTAACTGAAGGAACTGAGAGTTATAGTTAGAACTATAATCAAATCCGTATTTAAGAACCACATCAGCTCCGTTACCACCAATGATGGTGAAACTGATCTTCTTCAGGATCTTAATTGCTGTGGGAGAACCTAGATCGAAGTAGTTAGTGTAATAACTCATCCGATAGGTGCTGGTGTTGTCCAAATTACCTGCGTAATAGCCCACAAACCCAGCAAAACCCATCAAGAACTCTTTTGATCGGGTAGAGAACAAGGCTCTAGGGACAAGAGTCCAAGTAGTAGCTCTAGCAGCCCCGTTAGGGAGAGTGTTTCTGAGATCAAAGCAATAAGTGATTCCAGTTACAGGCAATGTCAGAATATAGAAGGCATTGTTAGTAGAATAACCAGCTCTTATGTCTGCCAGGGTTTCAGCATTAACAGCAGCTACCAGATCATCACGGACATTAGCACTAATATCCCGCAAAGGAGCAGATCTTTCCTGAACCACTCGTTTCATTGAAATAACACCAGTATCGCTCAAGAAGATAATATCATCTCCAGTAACCTTAATCGTATCCCGAGCACAGCAACCAATACCGCTAACAGTATCAGCCAAAGACATATTCGTAGGGTCATTAGCGCCCTGATAGATCAGAATCTGTCTACGACCAAAGATATACAAATAATTATTATGAGCAGCCAAGCCTTGAATCTCATCAGCACCGGCAGGCCATACCTGAGCCACATTCAGCGACCCAGAAGAACCAGTATTGAGCACGAAACCCGACAAAAGATCAGAGAACTGAATGGTGTTCTTATCTGTGCTCGTAGAAGCACTCCAGGTGCGTCCATAGGCGCTTACAACGCAGTTTGCATTCTGTACCGTACCCAGGTATCCAGTCTTCTCAGAAACACGCCTAAACGTGGTTGCAGACACCGCAGGATCGAAGATTAAAGGATCATGCCCTTCTTGATACAGATAAAGGATTCCGTTCAACGGAGCCATCTGCCAACGGTCGTTGCTAATCGTTGGAGCTACTCCGCCCCCACCATAGGTTAGCACAGACAGGGTTGAACCACTGAGTTTAAATAACTTATTGTTACCAGCAGCAACGATATACGAGGTTCCATCTGCGGCAATCAATTCACCAATTGCTTTAACGTTAGCGGTGCTTAAGTCAGCATTAGAGGAATGCTTAGGAAGCCATCCCTTACGTGCTCCAATACGTCCAAATTTATCAATCACACAGTTAGAAGCAATGGTGGCGTAACCAGACTCCAATGCCACAGAGGAATCCTGGGTATTTACTCCCATGAATCCAGGGGCAGCAATACTGGAGGTAAGTAGTTGTTCAGACATTACGGATTCACCCAGACCACTTCTTCAAGGTAACGGTTACGCTCAATAGCCACAGCATCGGCCAAGGACAGACGATACAGTTGGTAAGCCTCAGAAGACAGAATACCTGAGTCCTCACCACGCTCGGCAATAGCCTTCGCATAAGCCAGCATGTTCACCAAGTGAGGAGGAACCAAGATACGATCAGTATCACCAGACAAGTCCACTTGAGGAACAATCAGGTTAAACCGTAAGGTGTATGCTCCGTCAGGGATGGGATAGACATCAACCTGAGTGTCTCCATTAACGTCAACACCGTTGAAGTTATAATAAGCAGGAGCACCTTTACCGCTTTGAACCAATAAGAACTGTTTATCCATCCACACGGTAGCAGCATAATTCATCTGCGTATCGTTGGTATCATTAAGAACGTCAATGACACGAAAGCGTGTACCTGAACCAGTCAGAATATAGTTAAATAGACTGTCAGTGGTGTTAGCCGTAAGCGTAGTGGTCAACGAGTTCCAATCATAAGCATCTTCAACCTCTCTCTTGGCATCATTGATATAGACACCAATCAGTTTGGAATAAGAGTTATCCTGCACAGAAGACACCGTAGGTTCACGGAGTCTGGTCAGTACATTATTGACCATATCAAGGTAGGTGGACATTTAGATTCCTTCTTTCTTAATCTGCTCAAATGTGCAGATGGTGGTAAACGTGCTACCGGCTTCAGAGGTAACCGTTATATAATCCCCTTCTTCCATCACCATGTAAGCCCCACCATCAATCTTTAGAAAGTCTTTAGAGCTAACAGCGTATTCATACAGAATGTTTATATCAGCACTTGCGCTAACATCTCGCCAAGTAACTGTTATGTGTTTGGTGGAGCCAGTACCGTTCAAAGCATACAAAAGATTCCACTTGGCATAATACCCAACAGGAACTTTGTAGACAACAGTAGGGGTTGCAGCAGTGATATTACTACCTGCTGTGACTTCTCTCATTTCTTCTTGTTCTTCTTGTTAGTGGCAGTACGCTGACCACGAATGGGCATATTAGCCTCGCTCATGGCAATAGCGATAGCCTGTTTACGGTTCTTCACCACAGGACCGCCTTTACCGCTATGCAGAGTACCTTCCTTGTACTCACGCATAACCTTACCAATCTTCTTTTCGCTTTTAGTAGCCATGATTATTCCTTATGAGGATACCTTGTGAGAAACCGCTGCATAGATAGCCCCAAAGAAGGCTCCAACGATCAGGATAGGTTTAACAGCCTTAGCTAGCCACTCAAGCACCGTAAAAGCACCGGAGGCAGCATTAAATGCACCTACCATGTTCCTGGTGTTTGCATCAATGGTGTCTACCTTTTGTTCTACTTGAACAAGCCTATCGTAGATCTCTTTGTGGCTAACTTCGTCCATTTATTCCTCTTTTGGCTCTTCTTTAGGTATTTGAGCTTCTGCTTGTTCTTTGATCTTCATCGCCAGAGGATAAGCACCTGAGCTGGTGGGAAGATCTCCGAGAACCTTCAAAATACCTTGAACTTCATTAATATCCAGACTGAGGGTAATATTCATAGTAAACTCCTGGTTAAAACCAAGAGCATACCACAAATTACCAAGGAAGTCCAGTAGCAGTGACAGGGTTCTTCTGTGCGGCGATCTGTGCAGCCAAGGCAGCTTCAGTGGCTGCTTTGTCCACGCCAGAGGCCCACACCCAGGCCAGAACAGCTTCAGGGGTCAGGGAAGCATAAGGAACCGTAGGAGTTCCTTCTGTCCAACCAACGGTGGAATAGATAGAGGCAGAGAAGTCTCCATCCACTGCCGTGGCAGTCCAGTGAGCGGCGGTAACGAAACCGTCAGAGGTACGGCGGTCGAGATTAGTGATTGTCCAAGTGATAGTCATTATTTACCTTTCAGGGATGGGTTGCTTTGTAAGCGTCAAATTCTGCTTTGAGTTCTTGAATTGCTGCGGTCAGCGTTGCAACCAAGAAGCTGGTGTCGATGCCTTGGTATTTCGGGTTTCCGTCTTCATCCACAGCGTCTTTCTCACCAGTAACGCACTGAGGCACTACTTCTGCAAGCTCATGGGCAATAAAGCCTTCACCATCAGAGCCATCTGCTTTCCACTTGTAAGTAACAGGCTTGAGCGCAGCAACTTTAGCCAGAGCACCAGTCATGGGCGCAATGCTGTCCTTCAGGCGGTAGTCGGAGGAGGTGGCGTAGGTTGTCGCTGTAGAAGTTGTGGAAATTGTCCCGACAATAGTGCCGTTACTTAAAAAGCGAGCGTGTGCAGAACCACTAGCACCAGCGGAATCATTGCTACTAATTCCTGACGCAGATGAGCCGTTAAAGGTGTATGCAAACTTTGCAGAATTGGTTGTGCTTGTCTGCCCCACCAGCAAGTTACCGCTGGAGTCAACTGTTAAACGGCTAGAACCAACTGCATTGTCATAAAGATTTATGGCGTTTGTTCCCGCCACCGTTTGCCATTGGTAATCAGAAGTCGTATTACGCAAGCGCAAAGCAGAAGTGCCAGATGCCGCTCTAGCCGTAATAGTGCTATACACCTCTAATTTATCAACCGGCGAACTCGTCCCAATACCCAGGTTACCGGAGGCATCAAGCAAGAACTGGTTTGTGCCGCTTGCCCCGGTCTGAATGGCAAAAGAGGAGCCGCCAAACAGTGTCGCCAGCGTGGTTGTGTTTGTGGCTGCACTGATCGTATACCCATAAGAACCCGTTGCATCATTGTGACGGAACGTGTTGCCTGCAATGTGCAGCTTTTGCGAAGGAGAACTTGTCCCAATACCCAGCCCTGTGCTGGTTAGGCGCATTTGTTCGCCGCCAGTTTGCAGATACCAAATCCACGGCGCAGTGCCGTAGTTGTAACTGGTAAATCCTGATCCAGAACCCAAAGATGATGCTGTATCGCCAATCAACCAAGCGTTTGATCCGTTGCGCTTGCCAAGGATATAAGACCCGTTTGCAGAATTGTCTGTGGCGTTTAGCGTCAGAGATGTTGCAGCATTAGACGATCCAGCACTTCCAAGTGAAACATTATTCGTCCCATCAAACGTCAGCGCAGAACCAGTGGTGACTACCTTGGAGCCGTTGAGGTACGCTACTCCGTTGGCTGTGCCGCCTGACAAAGTAGTCGTGCTTGATGCACTCAAGGTCGTGAAAGAACCCGCAGCAGCAGCAGTGCCTCCAATGGCTGGCGGTGATGCCAGGTAAGTTGAAAAGCCTGTTCCAGACACTGTGGAGGAAGCCGACAGCGTGGTGAAAGCACCTGTAGAGGCCGTGGTAGCCCCCACAGTGGTTCCATTGATAGAACCGCCAGTGATAGCCACTGCGTTAGCTTCTTGGTTACCCAAGCCACCTACCAGCTTGACAACAGTGCCTCCGCTGTCTTTGGTGTATAGTTTCTTGTCAGTTACGTTAACCGCAAGTTCACCTTGAGTCAAGTCTCCAGTGACAGGAACCGCAGAAGCAGTGCTGGAGTTTTTAGTTACGATAGTAGAAGCCATAGTTTTCCTTTAATAAGTTCCACCGTTAATTGTTCCTGAAATCTTAGAACCATCTAGAGAAGTTAACCAAGACGGGTTAGCATAAGATCCAGTTGAATAAAGTCCGTTAGTGACCGTTGCAGCATTACCAGTAATCGATATACCCCACGTACCGCTAGTGCCTGTACCCGTCAAAGGAGCATAGGTGCTTGCAGCCGTAGCAGAGGTCAAATAACCAGCACTTGCATGATTACCCCAGCCGTAGGCAGTATCCCAGTTAGTCTGAGAAGCTGTGGTAGGAATAGAATAACCAGCGGTATACGACAGTGCCAACGTACCAGAAGACGTTATAGGACTTCCAGATACAGTCAAACCAGTGGGGACAGACAAGGCTACCGAAGTTACCGTTCCAGATAACGGTGTAGACCATGAAGGCGCAGAACCAGAACCGTTTGAGGTCAGCACCTGCCCAGAAGTTCCTTTACTGGTTCCTCCAACCGCCAAAGCACCATACAAACGAGTGGTAGTAATGGTGTTAGAACCAATAATTGCTTCGTTGGATACATTACTGGCTGCGTCAGCATTAGCACCAATAATAATGTTACCAGAGCCGCTGGTAATACTTAAGCCAGCTTTATAGCCCAGAATGGTGTTCTTATTACCGTTAGGAGCATTATTACCGGCTTGATAACCCAGAAGTGCATTACCGCCCTTAACACCAATCAACTGAACATAATCAGCATAGAAGGTAACCCAAGTCCATCCATAATTACCTAAAGGAGCAAGAGTAGGGGCAATAATAACATCTGAACCAACTATAGCAAAGAAATCCACATACCCAAAATCATGCAGAGTTGTACCATCAAATATCTTGATTTGTTGAACACCTCCAGCAATAATATTCCCAGCTACAGCAGCAGCATAAACAGGAGAGGTGCTAGGAAAAGATATTCTTTTATCATCAAAGCCTGCATTATAGCGATACTGATAGTTGGCAGCATGGTTAAGTGTGCCACTCCAAATACCATCTGTCGTGTTAGTTTCACCATATACAAGACCAGAATCAGTAACAGTGGCTTCGTTAGGATTTGGAACAGCGGCCCAAGAAGTAGCCGTACCGTTAGTGGTTAAAAACTTTCCTGAATTACCAGACTGACTTGGAAAAGCATCAACAGTATCCCAATAATTAGAGGTTCCATTGGTGCGTAGATACTTACCAGTCTGCCCTGTAACAGAAGGAACATAACCAGCAGCAGTGGCAGCACTAGAGGATGCATTAGACTCCGAAATGGCAGCATTGCTGGCGCTGGTGGATGCAGCAGAGGCACTAGAGGAGGCGCTAGAGGCGCTAGCAGCCGCATTGGAGGCACTCGTAGACGCATTAGATGCACTGGTGGACGCTGACGATGCACTAGAGCTAGCACTAGAGGCACTAGCAGACGCTTCTGAAGCCTTTGTAGTGGCTGTGCTGGCACTAGAGCTGGCACTAGAGGCACTAGACGATGCGCTAGAGGCACTAGAGGCAGCGTTAGTCTCACTGGACAAGGCCGCAGCAGCCGAGGCAGCAGCAGCAGCCGCAGAAGCACTTACTCCAGAAGCACTTGAAGCAGCAGAAGCAGCACTGGTGGCAGCGTTAGTGGCTGAGGTGGACGCAGAAGCAGCATAAGCAGCCGCTTCGTCAGTCTTCTGAATAATCAGTTCTGCTGCGTTTGCTGCGTCATCAGTAGCATCTCCTGAGCCTCCAGGACCACGGTAAATCGCCATTTAGACTCCAAACAATTTGTTAGAGATTGTCGTATCCGGTACGTACTTAGTCTGATACCAGGACTCCAACGGACCAGCAACATTAGCTGGAGTTGTTGGGAACAATCTGTTGTAATTCTGTTGCACTTGCTGGAAATAAGAAGCATCGTATGGATTCATACCGCTATACGTGCCTGTAAATGGCGTAGGAGCCTGAATGGACGGCATAGCCATACCTCCCCCTGTACCGCCTCCCATAAGCCCTTGAGCAGCCGCTGTTAAAGCTCCAGCACCACCAAACAATCCCGCCCCTAGTTTAAAAAGCTGATAAGCCTGCTGAGGAGTCAAGTTCTTAGTTGCTTCTTGTGCTGTACCAGGTACAGTTACTGTAGTTCCAGTAGGGTTATCTGCTCCAGCAACGCCAGCGCCTTCAGTAGCAGCAGTCTCTTCCATTCCGCTCAGATAGTTAGCGCCACCTGTGTACGTATCCGTAGGATTATCTGCGCCTGCTACACCAGCTCCTTCAATGGCTGTAGTTTCTTCCATACCAGCAAGGAAAGGATTCTCTGGAGGAATAATAGACTCAAGATCTTGGGTAGTATCAGCCAAAGGTCCAGCATCAACAGAGAAATAATCAGGTTGAACAACTGAAGAATCTATCGCAGGTAATGGAGTAGCTACAATCTCAGGGGTTGGTATAGCAGATCCAACTGTTACACCTTCAGAAACAACAGGTTCAAAAGCAGCAGCTATGTCTTCAATCGGAAGATTACCACCGTATACGTTCTGAAAGTCAGAAGTCGCTGCATTAAGATCCACTTCAGGGGCTAATGCGCTAGTGCCTTGTTGAAGAAGATAAGAAGTACCGGCTGCTTTTAAAACATCGCCAAGATCGCCACCTTGAATAGCTGTTTGAGCACCAGACACCAAAGGAAGGAACTGAGGCGCAAAGATAGCAGTGGCTATTGTGGGTAATGGCCCAAGATCGGAGATAAACTTTTGGAACGTTGTTTGGGTTGGTTTACTCCACTGATAGGACTGACCACTTGGCAAAGTGTAACTAAGATCTTTACCTTGTGTGTCAGTTCTTAAATAGGCAAGACCGTCAGGACTGTTTCCAACCCCAATAATTCCACTTTCACCGTTTGGCCCTAGACTTGCTTTTTGCCAGTTTTCAACAGCCTTTGTGGTTACTTGTGTTGCAGGTACTAAATAACCCTGGGTAGAACGTCCGATAAAGGTTAAATATTTTCCAAAAGTATTTTCGCCACCAGGAATTGGCACATTAGACAAATCAACATAAGTGCCTTTGTCTTTTAACTCTTGCTGAAAGGTGCTACTTAAAAATTCAGGATTAAAATAAGTCCCTGGTTGCCTCTCAAATTGACCAGAAGCAGTTATACCTTTTTGTATATAATCTTGCGGAAGAAAATAATAATCTTGACCATCAATTTTTGTCTTTAGTCCAGCAATATCAGTGGACCGAGGGCCAAAGTTAATATCCCCTGTTAACTTAATATCAGGCATTGAAGTGAATTGAGCCATTTTACTCTTCTTTAGCTTTGGGTTTCTTCTTCGGCTCTTCCACTACTTCAATAACTTCTACCCACTCAGGGTTATCACGGAAACTTTTGATGTCCCCATCCTGCGTGACCACAGCGTACCGGTTGGGATCATCATTATCAATCATCTTAAATGTAGCCATTGTGTTTCCTTTCTGAAAAGCCCCGTAGGGCTCTTTAAAAAGGACTCCATCCTTTTGAGATGGAGCCTTAGGGGTGCAAGCTTAAGTCTTTGTTATAATTAAGCCAGAACGATCAGCGGAACACAGTTCTTGTCACGCAGCTCAGACACGCCATACAGCGTATCAGCGGTGAACAAAGTACCCAGGAATTCCTGCTTGTACTGCGTCTGCGAACGGATGCCCAGTTGCTCAACCAGAACAGCAAAGTCACGCTGGAACAGCAAAGCCACTTTGTCGGGAGTCGTAGCAGCGGTGGTATCGCAGTTCGTAGAAACGAACACTTTCACACCGTAGATGTCACCAAACTCACCGTTCATCAGGGTAGAACCCGTGCCCTTGAAGGCTTGCTCGGTGAAGCGGTTGATACCCAGCATGCTGTTACGAGCAACCGGGGGAACAACCAGAGCACGACCGTCCATCGGCACATCGTTGTCATCCAACACTTGGATAGCCTTACGGATACCCTGGTCAGCGATAGCAGCAGCGTTGGAAGTGCCGTAGGTGTAAGCAGCGCCGGTAGAACCGATCAGACCGCCAGCGTATTGCTGGTTAGCAGCGTTACCGCCGTTAGCGCCACGACCCAAAGCGATCAGGCTGGTGTCAACTTGCTTAGCCAGAGCGTAGCCAGCATCTTCAGTGTAGAAACCGCGCAGGCTCGACAGAGCTTGAGCTTCCACGATGTCCTCGATCAAACGCGAGTACTCGTAGTGGTTGTTGATCGACACTTGAACTTCGGTGTTGCTCTCAGCAATCAGGGTAACAGTGTTAGCAGCAGCCTTGGCAGAAGCAGAACCACGGGTGGGGCTAGGAATGTGAATCGTGTCACCTTTCTTGCCCTTGAAGTTCATCTTCTTAACCAGGTTAGCCATCACCAGGTTCTTCTTATACGCAGCAATAATCTCATCACTCCATACCTCAGGAATGAAGTTAGCTGCGCTAGTGGTAGTTACGGCATTTGAGCCGGAAAAAGTCGTTGCCATTTTATAAAACTCCTAAAAATTGATTATCGAACACGCCCTTCGGCGTATGCTTTCATGATTTCTGGCTGAAGCTGTTCATAACGATCAGGATCAGTCATCTTTAGCCGGATTAGGTCAGCACGGCGATAGACTTTGGCTGAAGACTCTCCAGTACCTCCAGTGTCAACGGATGCAGCCTTGAGATTCTGTTTAAGAACCTGTTTGCCCACATCAGCGGTTTGCTTGGCTTTAACACCACGAATCTGCTTAAAAGTACTCAACAATTCATCGGCAGCTTGAAAATCGTATTGACTGTCTGCCATAGCAAACATATTCAAACGAATCGGAGAGGCTTTAACCCACTCCTGGAACTCACCATCCCCTACCACTTCTGCAAAATCAGGATGCTTCTGTTGAAGCAACTGCTGAGTCTGCATCTTCTTGAACTGTTGTGCAGCTTCACGAGCAGCGATAATGTCTGGATGAGTCTCAACTGCTTTTTGAACCGCTGTTTTCGGATCTTCAAAGAAGTCAATCTCTGTTTCTTGTTTAGCAACTGGTTGCTCTTTATTGAGGTTCTGCTGAATTAGCTGGTCTGCGAGCTTACGCATCTCCCCTACTTCTTGTGCCTGCCTTCCAATCAGCTTTTCAGCCTCTTGGTGCATCTTCACAATATCCTCCAAACTCTTGCCTGAGTATTTCTCAGGAATCTTGGGAACTTCAGGTTCAGGAGTTACCTCCTCTTGAATCTGCTTTTGCTCTTCAGCCTCGATCTCACTCGGCTTCTCAATTTCTTCGTCAATCAATGCCATACTTACCTCTCCTGCCGATAAACGGTTCTAGGAATATTTATAGAATGGAACGGACTAAAAGTCTTCTGTTCCGTTTTGTTTGCGCTCAACAGCTAATTTCTCAGCCCTCTTACGCTCCCATGCGTCATAAGCTGTGGGGAATTGACCTGTAATCCCTTCCAACTTAAACATGGGTGTTGAGATTATGCGTTTAGCATCTTGTGAGCAGATTGGGCAAGCCCTTACTCGGATACTATCGTCCACATAAGCCTCGGTTACGTGATAATCCTCACAGCAGAACTCAAACAATCGTTTCATGTTGGAGCTCCTCGTAAGCCTTCTCACATATCTCCTTGCGCTGGAGAACCAGATTAAGAATATCTAACTGTCCTTTACGGAAATAAAGATCTTGTGTGTCCGCGACAGTAGATAAATCGTTTAAACTAGCCTTCAATGCTTGGAAATCTTCCATCAACAATGACCACCCCTTGGTAGCCATCATCGAAAATGTTTCTAAGTAATACTGTTCAAGCTCTTTGTCCATTAGGAGAACTTAGTAGTTAATAATAACGTTAATTTAACATAAAAGGACTACTTTGTCAAGCCTTTTTTGCTCTATTCATCATTTGTAGGGTCGCAATACGCTCATTTGAGGCAATATCAGCGGCTTTTAGGTTAACTTGCTTCTCTTTTAACATCACGTCAGCCAGTTTTAGGCGCTTTTCAAAGTCTCCACCATTGTCCAGGTTCGTTGCCGCAGCCTGAATGATGTCAACTCGGTGCTTTTCAGGCAACAATTGAGCCTCAATCATGGTCTTTTGGGCCTCTGCCTGCTCTTTAGTGGCCTTAGCACTCAATTCCTGGGTCTGAGCCTGTTTCAATGCCATATCCATCTGCTGAGCCTGCATAGCAGCCTGTTGAGCTTCAGGATTAGGCTGGCTCATCTGGTCCAAAGCAGTCATCAGCTCACCTCGGTTGGACAAGGAACTGTTAGCCAGGATACCTTTCAGGATAATTGGTAGCACCGGAGTATCAGGCCCTAACGTTTGTAGCAGTCCGATGAGCTGTTGTTGCTCATATTCACGAGCCATAATCCCTAGATTACCTGTGGGAATGAAGTTCATGTCCACAGAAGGATAACGCTCAGGGTCAAACTGCATATAACGGAAGGCAGCTTTCTTGATGAACGGAATCAGGAAGTCTTCCTGGAAGTTGCTCAAGGTACGCTTGTACTTCTTGATAATTCCAGCCAATACCATGCTCATGCCGCTAGCGCCAGCATCCCGAGGAGCCTGCGTAGGCATACCAGATGCGTCCACAGTACCTGTAGCCTGCAACAGCATACGCTCAAAGTTCTGAGCCGCAGCAGCGTTGGTTCCGTCAGTGCGCCCAAAGTTAAACGGCATCAGGATTTCTGACGGTGCTCCATTGGTCAGGATCGCCTTACCAGGACGAACCTCGAACTTAGCCCCACGAGGCAGTCGGGTAGCATCCATAGCCACCATAGGGGCGGTGGTCAGGGCCATGGAGTCCAGCATAGAGCGATACTGGCTATCAATGGCCTTCTGCATGTTGTAAGCCTTCTCAGCCGTACCACGACCCCAGAAGCGACCAGGAACCGTATCGTCTTGATACGCCACCACAGGACGATCTTTCATCATGTACGGGCTTGCTTCAGCTTTTAGCAGGATACCATCATTGGCGATCACCACAATGGCTTCAACCAAGTTACAGTATTCATCAGCCTCTGAACCTTCAGGGAACAGCTCTTCGTATTCCTTCTCTTCGCCTTCTTCCAGATACTCACGGGGAACCAGACCATAATACGTCAACAGCTTGACCTTATCATCCTGGTACTGAGTCTCGTCTTGGGTGGGTTCTAGCTCCTGTGTGCCGTAATCAGAACCAATGTCAACCTTCTTATAGGTTCCATTCTCCATGTTTTGAACCACTTTGTGGATGGAGACATACTTCTCAATCGCCACTCCGAGCGCATCCTCGATGCTGTCAGCATTAGGGTCAATCAGGAAGTTACGGGGATTCACCGGCTTCAGCGGAACACTGATTCGAGTATATTCTTCAACACCGATAGCCGCTGTACCAGCCACACCAGGGATCGGCTTAGTAGCAGGACGGAAGGCAGTTACTTCCTTGACAAGAATCTCACCAATGCCAGTGCCGTAGATCTCAGCCATGAGTTCAACAGCATCAATAGCTTTGATAATCTTGTCTTGTTTAAAATCTTCATTCAGTTTTGCTTTGATTTCTTCAACATCAAGAGGATTACCGTTTACATCCATGATGTCGTCTTTGATGTCAAAGAACTCGCCTTGACCAAAGATAGCTTCCATGACCTCAGCGTGTCTGGTCTCGATAGCCTGCTGCGTTGCAGGAGACACCAGACGACTACGCTCAGTCTCTTTTGTCTTATCAAGAGCACTCCAACGACCACGGAAGATACGCTCGTATTCGTCCCAATCAGCTAAGAAGTTAGTGTCACGATAGTCACGCCAACGGTTGGTATGCTCGATCACAAAATCAACAAGCTCTCGCTCGCTTTCTGTGGGTTCCTCGTAGCCTTCTTCGTATTCGTTATCGTCCATTGTGTTTCCTTACCATTTAACTTTGTCAGCCCAGTACGCCGCAGACATCTTCCCTTTGGCGATATTCTGTGCGTGTCGAGCTTTAAAAGACTTGTTACGGGCCGATCCTTCAGGAGAACCTTGTACGCCTTGCTGTCCAAAGCGAATTGTTTTAATTTCATCGCCATCCTTAGCCACAACAATGTGACTTTTTGTAGGATGGTTTGGTGTTCTCTTTGGTTTGTTGTAACCACTAACACCAGCACGAGCAAGCCTTGAATCAGTAGCCATTCTTTTTCTTTCCCTTCTTGGCGGTCTTGGCAGAGTCTTTAAAGTCCTGAGCCGTGGGAGCACCCTTGCTTCCAGGCTTTCTCATCCTCTCACCAGAACCAGCTTCGATGCGCTTACGCTTGGCGTTGATGTTTGCGTACAATCCTTGTTTCATAGTCAGTATCCACTTATAGGGTCAAGAACTTCAAACTCATCTTCCTCATAATCAGCGTTGTAGTTAGCAACCGCAAGCTGATCCACATAACTCAAAGCATCCACTAGGTCATCATGCACACCATTGGTAGGGAACATGATGAGTTGATCCCTAAACTCAGTCCAATCTTCATCCTCATTGAATGTGATTCGACCATGCTCAAGACGCCCTTGTAGTGACCAGATAACTCTGTCCACTTTCTTTTTGTTTCCATGAGTAAGATCGTGTATATGGGCATAGATGTTATTCTTCCTCATCAAGTCGTTTAAGTAAGGTAAGACAGCATTCTTCAATGCTCCTCGCTCAATACCGATTGCACTCGGTTGGAAATCCCTGATGGTCTTCAGAATATTGACAGCAGTCTGCCTAATGTCCCATCGACCGTGCTCAATGCTATGAACCCACCAATCACCGTTATCCAAAAGCTTAACAATAGCAATAGCAGTCTCATCTAATCGCTTCTTGGATGCTCCAGCATTCTTAGCCACATCCTCAAATCCAGCCAAGTCCACTGCAACATAGTAAGCCCCAAAGTCAGGCTCTTTCGCTTCCTTAAACCATTCTTCCTTGAATACGTCAGCTCCTGCGGTATCGAAGGAACTCAGGTATTCCTGCTTAAAAGCAAAAGAGCTGAGAGTCTTCTGAGCAGCCTCAATTTCCTTTGGATCAATGGTTTCATTGTCCTTGGTGGTAAAGTGCCAGCTCTTCCACTCCTCATCTTCTTCTTGACCTAGCTTAAACACATCGTAGAACCAGTTCCTGCCAGAAGGAGTAGAAATAAACAATGCTCTACCCTTCTTGTCAGACAAAGAAGCTCGCAGGATTTTCTGCCATACATCCTCTTTTATAAACGCGCATTCATCCAAAACGAGATACACGAGAGACACGCCTCGTAAACTATCTGGGTTATCTGCACCTCTTACAAGAATCTTTTTACCGTTAATCAGTGTAATTTCCAAATTGTTAACGTGACTGGACTTGATTACAGGTCTTCCAAGTTCATGTAGAAGATCCCACATAATTGTCCTGGCTTGTCCCAAAGTAGGAGCAACGTACATTACGTGACTCCCTTCAGGACAGTTTAAGCCTTCTATCAACAAAGACACCGCCGAAAGCCTAGACTTACCACAACGCCGCCCAGCCGCTACGACTTTAAAACGGGCAGGATTTTTAAAAACCTGTTGCTGCCACTTTAACAGTTGAAAATTCAGCTCTGCCATTTACTATAGTTTCCTTTGCTTTCTAGATAAGCTATCGCTTTTCTGAGCAAATCAGGAGAATCTTTCAAATGACCGATTCCTCTATTACAATTTGTACAGAGAACTCCTCTCAAAGCCCCTGTCTCGTGATTATGGTCAATGTGTAGATTATGGTGTGTTCCACACAGCTCGCAACCATTAACCTTTAGTTTATCAATTTCCTCTGTGCTAAGTCCATACCTTTTTAAGTTTTTTGCATTCCTGGTGTTTTTATTAAAACAAGGTTTGCAATAAACGGTATGTCCATCCTTTGTGTTTTTATGCCTAAAGAACTCACTTAGGTTCTTTTCCTGTTCACATTTAATACAAGTTTTCATGTTTTCCTCTTTGAGAAGGAGAACAGGGTGTCTGACCACACGCACCCTGAAACGTGCTCAAAGCTCTCGCGAGTCGGTCGATTGGTAATCCTTGATTTCCACGTCAGTCACGTCCTCTACCATCTCAATCGGCTCATCAAGGCCCACAGAAGGGCTTTGGAGACCAGAAATGTTGATACTGATACTTGGGGTACTACCGCCCTGCTTTGAAGCCTCAAAAGCCGATACAGGCACAATCCTATCGACAATCAACTTCCATGCAGCAGCTTGGTTCTTATGTTCATTATCCA